ATATTTGCATTGTTTGGCTATTATTATCCACAATATTAACCAACCAATTATTCTCTTCTGAAATAGTTTCGTAAGTCTCATATTCTGCATCATAACTACCAACGTAATATTTTTGATTAGCAACTAACTCTGCAATCTTATTCATACAAATAAATGAATAATTGCTTAACATTTGAGTTACTGACAAATCGCCTATATTGTTCGCTGTAATTGTTTGCTTAAAGAATTGTAAGGCTCGTTGTTCAACGGCTTTTGTGGGCGTCTTTGTGGCTTTAAATATTGATTTTATGTATTCGTTTATTTTCACATTGCAAAATTGTGTAATTTTCTGCAATACTCAACAAAAACTTTTTAACATTGCAATATTTTGTTTTGTATTGTGGATTTTATTGTTATGTAAATTAACCAAATTTTCTATATTCAACTTCTTTTCTTTTACTTAATTCATAGGCATAAACTGCACCGTCAATAAAGTCATCGTGCAAATCTTTTAATCCAGAGAACTCTGCAATCTGTTCAAAGAATTGATTATCAATATCCCCTTTTGAATAGATTAAAACATTGCCTAAGTTCCATTGACTACTAAAATCTTGTGCCCTTACAAACTTATCCCCTTTTAGTTCCATTGTCTTCAGTGGTCTTAAAACATCTTTTAACATATCATATATTGCTTTTTGAGTGCCATTGGCTTCTATAGCAAATTTTACATTTGGATATTCGTTTCGTAATCTAAGCAAAATATTTTTAGTTTCATTTATATCTGCTTGCCAGCATTTTGCTTTAATAATAGTTAATTTATTAGTTTCATAATCTTTTAGCATAACTACATAAACGCTATAATCTGCTTTTGAAGTGGCTGTATATGCCAAATCCAATCCTACACTAACGCTATATTTACTCGGCAATACATCAGTATAAACAAACTCTTTAAATAAATGACTTGACTTACCAATCGGCTCCCCTTGATATAAAGAATAAAAACCGTATGCATTCGCTTGTTTAACCTGTTCGTAATATTCTAAATTATGTAACAAAGGTTCGTTATTGTCATTTATTGCTTTTAGATTGATGTATTTAATTGACGGCTCATTCTTTGATAAGTAACCTATAAGGTCGTTATTATGCCAACGTGTATGAACTATTGTCAAAGAAGTTTTATCAGGTCTTAAACGTGTCTTAGCAACATCATTAAACCAATCTATGTTACGGTTTCTAAACGTTTGGCTTTCGGCTTCTAAACGGTCTTTAATAGGGTCATCTATAATTAACCAATCAATAGCATATCCAGTTAAACCACCATCAACAGAACTTGTAATTAAACCTCCACCTGCTTCTAATATAAATTCTTTTTGAGTATCAATTAATATTTTAGCATTTGGATTGAAGTGCTTATATATCTGCACGGCTTTACGTGTTTGTGTTTGGCTAAACGTTTGTGAATAACTAATATAAGCAACTACTTTATGCGGGTATTTGGTAAGGTATAAAGCAACTGCATTAAGCAAAGAAACCGATTTGTAGTGTTGTGGTGGTACGCTAAACATCATTTTACTAACTGCACCATTGCAAATTAAATCTATCTCGTCTATGATAGGTTGTAAATGTTTTGGCTTTGTGTAATCGTCATTATTAAAACAAATAAAACTTGCAACGTCTTTTGTCGCAAGTTCTTTATATTCATTGTGTAATATTAAACGTTCTTTTAAAGTCATTATTCTAACATTCTTTTATACTTATTTAATATCTTTTGTTTTTCCTCTTCAGAAACTAATTCATTTAAATCAGTATTAAGATTTGTATTAATTATTTCTTGTTTCTCAATATATCCACGCTTTTTCCCTTTTGTCTTTAAAAAGAATATTGTAGCCGTGTCAGAACCATTGTTAATACTTTGGTGCAACTTACTTTCTGCAAAATCTAATACTACATCGTCTAACGCTTCTACTTTTGCCTTATAATCTGCGTCATCTTTTAACCAATTATAGTGAGTTTGCCTATCAATACCAACCATTTCAACTGCTTTTGTAACTATTCCCAAAGACTTTTTTAATGCTTCTAACATTGCATTCTTTTTAAGTGTCGAATTTTGTATATCTTTATTCATAATTTACTCTTTAATCAAAAATGCTTTTAGTGGATAAAATATTAAACTATTTCTATAACCACCTTCAAAAGTTGGTATTATAGGTGTAACTCCGTGTATATTCCTCCACGCTGGATAAACTAACATAGAGTTGTTACATTGGTCTATTGTAGCGTCATAATCAGGAACATTCAAATTGCCACCTTTTGAATTTAATCTTTTAGTTATTATTACATTAACTGTGTTTGGTATATTTGCAATGTCTCTGTGATAATCTGCGTTTATATTATAATTACTAATTGAACTTGTAAATAAATTCCCAAACTTAAATTCAGGTATAACGTTTTTAAATATTTCTAATTGTCTATTATATAATTCGGGTGCTAATTGCTTAATAATGTTTTCGCTTTCAACTGCAAGTCCAACCATTGCTTTAATAAATGTTTGTGCTGTTTTAACACTATGAACGCTTGATATTGTATTATAATTTCGTCTTAAATGTGCTTTCGGTGCAACACTACCTATTATGCAACTTTTTTGAACAGTATTCCAAATGTATTTGCCTTTTCCAGTAACAGGGTCGTAACCGTCTGTTAATATTCTTCCAGCATTCTTGCCTTTAGGTACATTTTTACTATTAAATTCTTTGTTTGCTAATTCAACCAACTTTAACGCTTTTTCAGAATAGTCACCAATATTTCTAATATAAAAACCAATTACTTCGTTATTAGCAATAAACAAACAATCTTCAGTAACGTTTGGAGTAATTGTAGGGCATTTATCCCCAACTTTAATATTATGCTCTTTTTGTATTAATTCTATTTTTTTCATTTTACTATTTTACTATTTTTTTATAAAATTGTGCTAATTCTTTAATATTAACTTTTGCATCTATTCTATTATTTTTTTTAACTAATTTAACAAAAGGTTTCCATTCGTTAGTCAATTTATTTGCACTTATTTCGTCTTTTTTTAACCTATATTCATTTTGCAAACCTCCACTATTAGAACTAACATCAGGACAACTAAACCAATAATGATTAAATCTTAAAATACCATTACCATTTTTAATTGTTTGGAGTGCAAAATCTCTATCTTCTTTTAAATTAAATTCTGGTCTATAACTCCAATGTATTTTTTTTGCATTGATTAAAACACAAACTTCTGCAAACTTTTTATTAATAGAATAACTTGTTTTTTCGTGCCAAGCGTGTTGAGTGTAATTTATTCCAACTAATTCAAAAGGTAGTTTCTTTGCTTTTTCAAATATTTCAAACCAAATACCAGCGTCTTTTTTTACTGTTTTACCATTATAAATACCAAAACTTGTTACATCGTCATCACACATAATAAACCAATCAATATTATTACTTTTTGCATAATCTAACATAAAATTTCTTACATAACTAATGCCTTGATTATCTTTCAATATGTTAATCTTATTTGGAACGTCATATAAGGTCATTTCTGACGGCTCTATGAAGTGCAAAGTCTTTATGCCTACATTTTCAAATAGTTTATATGTAGTAGTCTTAAATCGGCTTTTTGTTGGTATAAAACAAATCATAATTTATTTTTTTCTGCTTTTAAATAATCTAAAATCATTTTACCAACGTAAGCACCTTTTTCACGCCAAAACTTTACTAATTGATACGCTTCGTCATAGTGTTCGCTTTCAAATTCTATTTGTATTGCTTTTTTAACTCCGTCAGACATATCTTGCAACTGCTGGTCGGTGTCTTGGTCGTCTAATATTGAATAATCAACATCAACTTCAAAACTCGGCACATCTAATCCCCAATCTGTGAGTAATTCGGTGTCCCATTCATTCGCTATAATATCCCAATCCCAATCTCCATATCCAACATTATCAGCAATAATAAATCTTTGTTTTTCCTCTTCACTCAATTCACTTGATTTTTTAACCCAATTATCTGGCAGTTCTTTATATCCCAAATCTTTTAATGCTTGATAACGCATATTTCCACCAAGTATAATATTATCATTATCAATAATAATCGGTCTTAATTCCAGCATTTTTGGAAACTCTGTAATTGATTTTTTAAGTTTCTCAAATTTGTAATCCTTAATTAATCTGGGATTTTTCTTATTTAACTTTATTTCACTAATTTTCATTTTATCCTTTTTTAAATAA